TAGGCTTGCGGCAAGAACGTTACCGGCCATAGACACTCAATCGAACCTGCTTGACAAGGGCTTCCGCACTGGGTTCGGCGCCGATGTGCAGAAAGCCGCAGCATCTGTGTTGTCCGCTCTTGGAGTGCCAGAGGCAACTAAATACGCAACAGATGCTCAATCGTTTACTAACGCCCTCAACCAAACGGTTTTGCAACGCCAGCTTGAGCAAAAAGGCCCCCAAACTGAAGCAGATGCTCAACGCATTAGCCAAACTGGCGCCCAACTTGGAAACACGGTTGAGGCAAACAAGTTTATTCTGGATGTCGCAAGGGCTCAAGCCAAACGCGACATAGAGCAACGAGCGTTTTGGGATAAATGGTGGAGGGAAAACAAGACCTACGAGGGCGCTGAAGATGCTTGGTATTCCGGAGAAGGCGGCAAGTCATTGTTTGACCGTCCGGAGCTTCGGAAGTATGTTCGGCAACCCGCGGCTAATCCGCCCGCGCGCACTCCGCAGACTGGTCGGCCGGCTGGCGTTGGTGCCGACTGGACGCTGAAACAGGACGCCAATGGCAATCGTGCGTGGGTTAGCCCTGATGGCAAGAGGTTTGTGGAGGTCAAATAATGGCGTTCGACCTTTCTACTGCCAAGCCGGTTGAACAAGAGCCAGCCTCGGGCTTTGATCTTGCCACCGCTCGGTCTGCGTCAGAAGTCCCCGGCCCACGACGCCGCGCTTCTACGATGGACATCATCACCAGCGCGCCATATCGCGCTGTCGCTGGTGCGGCAGACATTTTGCTGACGGCGCCAGAAAACGTGGCGAATCTCGCCAAGATGGGATTTGGTACGGCAGCTACCGCGCTAGGAAGACCTGACCTTGCGCCAGACGTCACCGCGCCTCGGCAGCCCGTTGCAGAGGCATTCAAGCGTGCCGGCCTGATCCGCGAGCCGCAGGGGGAAACAACTGCAGGCCAGCGAGTGCTTGACGTTGCTCTGCAAGGTGCGACAGGTGCCCTTACTGGAGGTGCTAGCGCTATTGGTCAAACCGCGAGAACGCTGCCGCAACTGGCGCGCGCTACGACCGGCATGGCCGCAACTGGCGCTGCGGCCGGCGCGGCAGGCCAAGGGGTCACCGAGGCTACTGGGCAACCGCTCCTTGGTGCCGCAACTTCTATGGCAGTTCCGGGAGCCGTCATCAGCGCTGCGCAGGCTCGGCAGGCCAGACTGCAAGCAGAGCAGGCCAGGAATGCTGTGCGCGATTTGACGCTACGACAGGCGCAAGCTGAAGGCTACATTGCAACGCCCGGAAGCATTACGCCATCAACCCAAAACGTGCTGGCGGAACGCCTTGGGGGCAAGACACGAACGCAGCAGGAATTTGCTGTTCGCAACCAAGAGGTGACGGATCGTCTTGCGCGAAGGGCTCTTGGCTTACCGCCAGACGCAAGGCTTGAGCGCAGCACAACGCAGCAGATCCGCAAGGACGAGTTTCAGAAGGGATACGAACCGCTGAACCGGATTGGCGCTGTAAAAACCGATCAGGATTTTGACAGCGCACTGAACAACGTTCTGCAAGCATACACTGGTCCCGGACGATCGTTTCCTGGAGCCATTCCGCAGCCCGTTGTTGATCTGGTCAATTCGTATCGCGTGGGGCAGTTTAATTCTGCAGACGCCTTGCAGGCCACCAGAACACTGCGAGAGCAAGCCAACGCCAACATTTCTCGCGGCGACAACGCGCTTGGTTTGGCGCAAAGAGCCGTCAGCAATGCGCTGGAAGACCAGATTGAACGTTCGCTGCAGCAGGCCGGCAATCCGAACGCTCAGGCCATGCTCGAGCAGTTCCGGGCATCTCGGCAGCGCATGGCAATCAGTCACGCGGTAGAAGACGCCATTATTGAAGGCGGTGGCTCCGTCAACGCAAGGCAACTCGCCAACGATCTGCAGACCAGAGGCAAATACTTCAGCGGCGACTTGGACCTGATTGCTCGGTTTGCCAACATCTCGCGGCCGGTGATGGTTCAGCCCGGCGTCCAAGGCACCCCGGGGTCGCAAACGTTGTTTGGCGGCATAGGTGGCGGCCTCGGCGCCGCTGGAGGCTATGCTATGGGCGGCCCGCAAGGCGCAACTCTTGGCGGTGCGGTCGGGGCAATGGCGCCGGCAGCAGTTTCCGCTGGAGCAAGGCGTTACCTCAGAAGCGGCTTGGCGCAGCAAAGGGCAATTCCAACCTACGACTCGCCGACGATCAACGCGCTGGCGGCTCAAAACGAAGCGCTTTTGCGCGCGGCGATGGGCATTCCGACGTTCACAAATCAGCCCGTCAACGCCCTCGCTCCATGACCCCCAGCCCCGCCCGCCACATCATCGCCTGGACCCTGCGCCGCTTCGGCTTCGCAGGCGTGGCGCTGGCGCCGTGGGGGATCTTCATCTTGGCCGAGCACCTGCACAGCCAGCGCCTGATCCGCCACGAGCAGGCGCACTGGCAGCAGTACCAGCGCATGGGTTTACTGCGATACTATGTCACGTACTTGTGGGGCCTCGTCCGCCACGGGTACGCCGATCATCCGATGGAGCGCGAGGCTCGCGCTGCAGAAACCGACGAGCGATTGACATGAGCCTGACGATGCAACAGAAAGCCGACATCGCCACCGAAGCCGCCAAGGCGTCGCCGCCAGTCGCCGTCGCTGGCGCGACTATTGCCGGCATGCCGATCAACGATCTGGTGCTGTGGGCGACTCTGATCTACTTGGTGCTGCAGATTGGCTTCCTGCTCTACCGCTGGGGCAAGATGTATTTCCAGCGCGTGCCGGATACCGAATGAAAGCCCGCATCGTCATCGGTGCCCTGACGCTCTCAGCGTCTGCGCTGGTCGGCATCGCCGTCCATGAGGGCTACCGTGGCGAGGCGTACATCCCGGTCAAGGGCGACAAGCCGACCCTCGGCTACGGCACCACTGACGGCGTGAAACCTGGCGACACCATTGAGCCCGTGCAGGCTCTGGTGCGCAAGCTGGCCGATGTGCAACGCTTCGAAGGCGCGCTCAAGCAGTGCGTGCGGGTGCCGCTGCATCAGTACGAGTACGATGCTTTCCTAAGCCTGGCGTACAACATCGGGCCGGGGGCGTTCTGCGGCTCGACGCTGGTGCGCCGGCTGAACGCGGGCGATTACGCTGGGGCCTGCGCCGAGATCCTGCGCTGGGATCGCTTCCGTGGTGAGCCTCTGCGCGGCCTGACGCTGCGCCGGCAGGCTGAGAACCGGCAGTGTCTGGGCCAATGATCGACCGCACCATCTCCTACATCCTCGGCGCCGTGTGCGTCGGCCTAGCGGTAACGTCCGGCATGCTTGCGTGGGAAGTCAACGTCGCCCAGCGCGCCGAGCAACGGCTGCGCACCACACTGGCCACAGAACGCGCGGAACGGGCTCAGGAGCGCGAGAAACTGGTGGCCGAGGCCCTTGCCGCCAGCGAAGCCGCGCGAGCCTTGGAAGCCCGCTGGCGAGCCCAGCACACGGAGGTGCAGACCGATGCCCAGAACCGAATCCGCGCTGCAGCTGCTGACGCTGCCCGCGCTCGCAGTGCTGCTGACAGCCTGCAGCGCCGTGCCGAAATCATCGCCGCCCAGTGCGCCAATCCCCAGCGCGACCGTGCCGACCCTTCCTTCGGAGGCCAGGCAGCCCCAGACCCCGGAGTGGTGCTCACCAACTTGCTCCGAGGGGTTGCGCAAGCGGCTGCAGAGCTTGCTGCCGTAGCCGACGCCCGAGGCGCTGCCGGCTCGGCCTGCGAGCGGGCCTATGACGCTATAGCAGCGCCGCAGCCCCGGCGATAGCGCCGACGATCACGATGGCAATGACGAGGTGCCAGATGATGTACTGGGCCGCGTCGTCGAAGTCGTCGGCGCCGATTTCGGTCGCCGCCTCGGCAGCTTCGGGATAGCGACCCTGCTGGTCGCAGCCGGTGGGAAGGCGGCTCATAGCTGCGGCCAGAACAGCAACACGCCGACAGCGGCCAGCACGGCGCAGACGATGATGTCCATAGTCAGAGCAATGTCCACAGCAGGGCTCCCAGTCCGATGCACGCGATGATAACTGCGGGCGCTGGAACGTAACGCGAACGCGGCTCTGCGATGCTGTAGCCCGTGGTGAACGTGCAGTCGGCCAGCGTGCGTGGGGTGGTGAGGTGGCTGGGTTTCATGGGTTTTTTCCTTCAATAAGACGGGCAATGCACCCGCCGTAGTTTGTGTTCGGGCAGTCTACGTCCCACTGGCGGGCAACCCTGGCGCAGCGCTGGCGTTCGGCGGCTGCGCCGTTCTCGCGCTCTGCTTCCCTTGCCAGCTTGATTACCAACTTCGCCGCCGCCTCAAAACGCTTTTCAAGCGCAACAGCGAACCGCTGGAAGTGCGCCTCGTCGCCCCAGTGCTGGCCTGCAGTGTCGTTCATCAGGGTGGCGATTTCGTTGTCCTTCATGTCTTGCTCCTTGCCCTGATCTCCGCTGCACACCGTTGCGCAACGCCCTCGATGCTGGCGTGCTGGTCGCAGATGTCGGCGCAGGCAGCGCGTTCTGCCATCACCGCCTTACGCACCTTGCGCTCAATGTACTGCTGTAGCGGGGCTACGGCCCTAGACCAAGCTCCACCATGACCAACGATTGTCCATT